GATAACCCATATAACGACATCTTTTCACCCCCGCGCGGCAAGGGCCTGGGGCCAACCAGTAAATAGGAATGGACATGATCAAGAGACTTTATGTGCGGTTCTTGCTGTGGACGTTGGGGCCTGCGCTGGGGTCCATCCATCAAAGAATGGACTCCCTGGATATGCGGATTTGCGATACATCAGCGTCTATCGCGTTCTTGCGAGACAACCTCCCGCAGCAGAGTGACGCCCCCTTTGTTGCGGATGAGCGGGCTCCTGCCTTATCAGGTTTGTGTGTCGATACTTTGAGATTCGGTTAGCAGCTTAGAGTTTTTGGGCAGAAAGCTGTGCCACCGCCCGAGTTAAATGCTCGGATTGGCAGGTCTTATCGTCACGCGATAGCGGTCAAGAACGGCTCTAGTTTATCCGGGGGCCCCTAGAGAAAAGCCTGCGGTAAGGGGAATTCGAACCCCAAACGTTCGCTGTTCATGAGATTTTTATAAGGGGGTAATAATAATTTCCCGAGGGCGGTCATGCTCAAATACACCTCAACCTTACGCGAAGGCGGTCCATACCTTGATCGTATCCAGCGCCAAGCGCCCTACGCTACATCGCTAGCTCTGAATCGCACGGCGAAGGCGGTCCATGAGACGCTTCAGCAGGAGATCCTGAAGGACTTTGATCGGCCAACGCCCTACACGCAACGAGCGCTGCGCACGGTGCGGGCGACCAAGCAGCGCCTGGAAGCCTATGTCGGGTTTAAGGATGCGACAGGCAAAGGCATATCGGCGAACCAATACCTGTGGGCGCAGGTCCACGGCGGCTCGCGCAGCCAAAAGCGCTCCGAAAAGGCGCTACGCAAGGCTGGACTGCCGGGTGATTTTACTGTCCCCGGCGCTGGTGCAGAGCTGGACCAGTACGGAAACATGTCTCGCGGGCAGGTTGTTCGGCTGCTGTCGTACTTCGAGGCTTTTGGTGAGCAAGGCTACCGCGCCAACGCTACGCCAAAGAGCCGTTCGCGCTTGGCCAAGCTGACTGGCCCGCAGTTCAAGGGCAAGAAGAAAAGCAACTACGTCAAAATCAATGGCGTCGTCTACTTCATGTCCAAAGGAAAGGGCTCGGTATCGGGCAACCGCGAGCAGCCCCTGCGGGCTGGCATCTGGCAGAAGTCTGGGATCCATGGTGTTGACGTAAAGCCTGTGCTTTTGGCGACCAAACAAGCGCCGCAGTATTCGGAACGGCTGCCCTTCTATGAGACGGCGCAGCAGATCTGGGGCGAGCGCTTCGACGCCGAATATTCCACAGCGCTGGAGCATGCGCTGGCTACGGCACGATGATTGACCTATCGAAGAAGACGACGCAGGCGAAGTTCGCACAATTGGTCGGGGTCACCCAGCCGGTCATCAGCGGCCTGCTCATGCGCGGGGTACTGACCTCTGGCGACACCGCAGGAAACTGGTTGCTGGCGTACTGCCAAAGCTTGCGCGACGCCGCTGCTGGCCGCGTGCGCACCGAATCCGGACTTGATCTGGACGCCGAGAAGGCGCGCCTAGCTGCCGCTCAAGCAGACAAGATCGAGATGGAGAACGACGTTCGTCGTGGCGAGCTCGCGGAAGTATCTGTGCTCGAATGGGTGTTAACGTCCGCAGGCAGCCTGGTGGGCGCAGCCCTGGATGCGATTCCTGCCAAGCTCAAGCGGCAGCTGGGAAACCTGACAGCGGCTGAGGTCCTGATCATTGAAACGGAGCTGGCCAAGGTACGCAAAACGATTACTGAACTGTCGCTAGAGGACATCGAAGCGGGCGAGGATGATGAGGACGACTGATGCGTGTGAAAGCCAATCGGGGCCTGATCGCGCGCGCATTGCGCCGAGGTCTGGCCTCATTCGCTGGGCCCGAGCCCCTCACTCTGCGGGCCTGGAGCGAGAAACACTTCTACCTGTCGGCGGAATCGTCGTATGTAGCGCAGACTTGGCGGGCCTGGCCATTTCAGCGCGCAATTCTTTCTTGCATCGGCAACGATGACATCAAGGAGGTCGACGTACTGAAGTCGGCTCGCGTTGGATACACCAAGATCCTTCTGGCCGCCGTTGGGTACTTCGCGGAGCATAAGCGCCGCAACCAGGTACTGTGGCAGCCCACTGACTCAGACCGCGACGAGTTCGTGAAAACAGAGCTCGAGCCGATGATTCGGGATGTGAAGATCATTCATCCCATATTCCCGGCCCGCCTGTCTCGGCATAAGGACAATACGCTGCTGATCAAGAAGTTTCTTGGCAGTGTGCTGCATCTGCGTGGAGGGAAGTCGGCGGGTAACTATCGGCGAATCTCGGTCGGCGTCGCGTACCTGGACGAATTCAGCTCGTTCGACCCAGATATCGATGGCGAGGGTGACCCCGGAACACTGGCGGCAAAACGCCTGGAGGGGGCGACATTCCCGAAACTGGTCGTAGGCTCCACGCCCAAGGAAAAAGGAACGTGCTTGATGGAAAAGCGCGCCGAAGGTGCGGATGCGAGATATGAATACCATATCAACTGCCCGCACTGCGAGGACCATCACGCCCTGACCTGGGGCGGCAAAGATGAGCCGCACGGCTTTAAGTGGGTCGACGGTGATCCCAACACAGTGAAGCACCTGTGCCCACACTGTGGCACCCTCATCACCCAGGCCGAGTATCTGGCCGCAGCCGATGCTGGCTTCTGGTATGGGTCGGATGGCACCACGATTGATCAGGAGGGCACTTTCCGGGATCCGCAGGGCAACATCATCGAGCCTCACGGACACATCGCCTTCCACGTGTGGACTGCGTATAGTCCCGCTGTTCCATGGTCAGATATCGTCGAGTTGTTCCTGGAGGCGTACGCAAAGGCCCAAACAGGCGACGTCACCCTCCTGAAAACCTTCTGGAATACGACGCTCGGGCGGACGTGGGAAGGCGAGATAGAGAAGATTGAGCTGGACGAGCTCAAGCGGCGCGCCGAAATAGAAGGGCTGGCGCTTCCAGGGCGCGGCGAGAATATGGTGCCGCAGCGCTGCCTGCTGTTGCTTGCCGGCGTCGATACCCAGGACAACCGCCTGGAGGCCGGCGTGTGGGGCCTCGGTCGCGGCAGCGAGATGTGGACCATAGATCATCAGATCTTCTTTGGTAACCCGGAGGAGGATAAGGTCTGGCAGGATCTGGCCAAGTATCTGTTCGAGTCCCGGTTCGTGCATGAAGCCGGCCAGCAGATGGCGATCTATGCGACGGCCATTGATTCGGGCGGTCACCATACCAATGCGGTCTATGAGTTCGCCAGGCGTAACAAGGCCCGCCGGGTATTTGCTGTTCGCGGACGCCCTTTCGGTGAGAAAAGCATTACCGATGGCGCTGCTCACGTCGATATAGATTGGCGGGGCCGGCGCACCAAGAAAGGCGTGCTTCTCTGGCACGTGGGCACGAACCTTGCGAAGGATTTGCTGCATGCACGGTTGCAGATCGAGCGCGAGGGGCCAGGGTATGTGCACCTAGCCAGCGATCTTTCGGACGAATGGTTCCGGCAGTTCGCAGGCGAGGTGCGTGCCACCCGGAAAACAGCCACTGGCACCAGGACACTCTGGACGGCGACCCGAAAACGTGTCGAGGCGCTCGATTGTGCTGTATATGCGCTCTGGTTGGAGGCTCGGCTCGCGCTGCAGCGTAAGACTGATGCATGGTGGACGGCCCTGGCCGAGAAACTGGGAGCGCAGCCAGCAACCGAAGCGGAGATAGAGCCACCTCCCGATGATCAACTACTGAAGCCGACACCGAAAGCGCCCGCAAATGCGGGCGTTTCTACATCCAAGCCCCAGGCGAGCCGCCGCCCTACTCGGCGCGCATCGTCATCATCTTATTTAGGAGGCAGGCGCTGACATGGCATACACGCTTGCAGATTTACAGGCCGTACAGTCGGCTATCGCCGGCGCTGAACTGGAAGTTCAGTACGGCGACAAGCGCGTGCGCTATCGCTCCATGGCCGAACTGAAAGAGGCTGCCCGGCTCATCCAGGCCGATCTCGATCAACAAGCGGGCCGGCGCCGCAGCCGCATCGTTAAGCTGCGCTCTGGCGGCAAGGGGATCTGATGGGCAACCGTACTCTTTCCGGGTATCGCACGCTATCGCACCGTGGGTTTCTACTACCGACTCGCATGCAGCATGCCGGCTCAACCAGCTACGAAGGCGGCAGCGCCACCGGCAGCCGTTCGCGCAATTGGAACCCGTCCGCCGCTGGCCCAAATAGCGCCGCCACGCAGAACCTGCCGACGATCCGCCGGCGCGCACGCGACGCGGTGCGAAATGACCCTTGGGCAAAAACCTCGGTTGCGCGCTGGGTATCGAACGTCATCGGCACTGGCATCCAGCCCTATCCCTTGCACCCGGATCTGGCAACACGCATGTTGCTCAAGGGCTTGTGGGCAGACTGGATCGCAGAATGCGACGCGGATGGTCGCCTGGATTTCTACGGCCAGCAGGTGCTCGCTGCCCGCTCGATGTTCGTCGATGGCGAGGCCTTGGCGATCCTGCGGGACCGGCGCCCAGAAGACGGATTGATCGCTCCGTTGCAGGTACAAGCCATCGAAGGCGATCACCTGCCTGTGGAGATGACGCACCCCTTGGCAAACGGCAACGAGATCGTTAGCGGCGTGGAGTTCGACAAGATTGGGCGGCGCGTCGCCTATCACCTGCTGCCGCACCACCCCGGCGAGTATGGCCGCGCGCGAGGCAATTTCCTGCCTCGCCGGTTCGACGCTGCGCGGGTTGTGCATGCATACCCTGTTTTGCGCCCCGGCCAGGTACGCGGCGTCTCTGATCTGGCAACTGTCCTGTTGCGCCTGAAGACGCTGGACAATTTTGATGATGCTGTGGCGTTTCGCCAAGAGGTCAGCAACCTGTTTGCTGGTTTCATCAAGAAATCCGACCCAACCGAAGGCGGCATAGACCCGTTGCATGGCGGGCCGGGCGAGTTCGACACAGATGGGTTGCCCATGGTGTCGCTCGAGCCCGGTAGCATGCAGGAACTCGCGCCCGGCGAAGAGGTGCAGTTTGCCACACCCCCTGGCGCACCGAACGATTATCAGGAATTCATGCGCCAGCAGCTCATGGCGGCGTTCGCCAGTGTCGGTATCCCCTACGAGCTCGCCACCGGCGACCTTCGTGGCATCAGCGACCGCACGCTACGCGTTCTGGTCAATGAGTTTCACCGGTTGATCGAGCAGCATCAATGGACAGTGTTCATCCATCAGTGGTGCAGGCCCATATGGAATGCGTGGCTGGACGCCCTGGCGCTGGCCGGTCAGATACCTGCCAATGCGTATGCGCAACATCGGCGCGACTGGCGGCGAGTTCGCTGGGTGCCCGAAGGCTGGGCGTATTTCAACCCGGTGCAGGACGTTAAGGCCAAAACGGACGAAATACGTGCCGGGCTGACCAGCCGACGCGCAGTGGTTCTCGCCCAGGGCGAGGATCCGGAAACCGTCCTGCAAGAAATCATTGCTGACAACGAGGCGGCCGATGCCGCTGGGCTCACATTCGACAGCGATGCGCGCCATGGAAAGACCAAATCTCCCGGTACGCAGCTGGACGATGATCCTGCCGATCCGGCTAAAACACCCACCACTATATAGGAGCCATCAATGGCCAAGAAAAACTGGTACGCCATGCGGGCGTTACAAGTTGACGGCGAAACCGTGGCCGAGATCCGTATATATGAGGAAATCGGCTTCTGGGGTATGACAGCCACCCAGTTCATGAAGGAGCTGGATGAGGTCGCCCAAGATGCTGTGCGCATCGTCGTTTCGATCAATAGTCCTGGCGGCGACGTGTTCGACGCGTTCACCATCTACAACGCACTACGCCGACACCGGCTTCCCGTTGATGCCCGCGTTGATGGCGTGGCCGCGTCGGCAGCATCCCTCATTCTGATGGCCGGCGACCGGATCATCATGCCCGAGAATGCCATGGTCATGATTCATAATGCCTGGACGGTGGCAGCGGGAACCGCAGACGAGCTGCGCAGCACCGCCGACATGATGGATAAGGTGGGCGACGGTATTGTCGCCGCCTACGTTGCCAAAAGCGGCCAGGAAACCGATAAAGTTCAGGAAATGATGGACGCAACGACCTGGCTGTCGGCGCTGGAAGCCCAGGCGCTTGGTTTTTGCGACATCATCGAGGAACCCGTGAAGCTAGCCGCATCAGCGCGAGCTTTCGATCTGCTTGCCAAGCACAAGGGCGTGCCCGCCGACCTGCTGGCGTCCATTGACGAGCAAGAGCCGACTGAACCATCCCCCGGCCGAGTGGAGGCTCCCCCGGCAGCAGATCCTGCTGTAGGCGTGAAGGCAAAGGACGACAAGAACGATCCGTCGAGCAATGTCGCTGTAACTGCGCCCACCGCAAGGGCGCTGATCGCACAAGTCACTGCTGCATGCAAGGAAGGCGGCTTTCCCAGTCTCGCCAACGCCATCATCTTGTCTGGTGATTTTGCCACCCCCGAACAAGTCCAGGCCAGGGTTGCGGATGCATTGGAAATCAACGGTCTGTGCATTGCTGCAAATCTGGCCGATAAGGCCGAGGACTTCATCATCACAGGGCTTGGCGTGGAAGCCGTGCGCGCCCGACTCTTCGATCAGGTGGTGCAGCGCTCTGCCGGCACCATCAGCAATCTGCAACGCCCCACAGAACCCGAACCTGAGAGCCGCCCGCCGGCGATCAGCGCAGTCAATATCTACCATGTCCGCGCTCAGTCGCGCCGTAATCGTTAAACCCCAACAGGAGCCATCATGTCAATCCTTCAGGAAACCAACCATCCCGCCGAATTCCTCCTGTCCGAGGGCAACGGCGACATCTCCCGCGAACAAATTACGCTCGCAGCCACCGATGTGCCGCTCTATGCGGGGCAGCTGCTTGGCAAGGTGACAGCCTCGGGCAATTACGCACCATACGACCCGGACGCAGAGACTGGGGAGCAGACTGCTGCAGCCATCCTCTATGGGAACGTGCCGGCCTCGGAAGATACCCAGCCCGCAACCGTGATTGTGCGCCTCGCCACAGTGGCTTCGGGCCGGCTTATCGGCTTGGATGCTGCAGCACGGACCGCACTTGTGTCTCTGAACGTGATCGTGCGCGATTAACCCTCCCGCCACCCCAACACCGAACTACCCATGCCGCCCTCGAGGCGGCATTTCCATTTCTGGAGCCTTAAATGCCGACACTCGACATATTCAACGACGATGCGTTTTCGGTACAGTCCCTGACTGCCGCCATCAATTCCAACCCCGAAGGCCAAGCCGTTCCTACGCTTCTGGATCCGCTCTTTGACGAAGAAGGTGTGACCACCACCAGCGTTTCGATTGAGCGCGACAACGATACGCTGGCGCTGGTGCCCGATGCTCCTCGCGGCGCGCCCGGTCAGGTCGTTCTGGGCAGCAAGCGGGATCTCGTGCCCTTTAACACCCTTCACCTGCCTTTGACCGCCACCGTGCGGGCCGATGAGGTCCAGAACGTGCGCGCCTTTGGCTCGGAAACCGAAACCCAGACAGTTCAGCAGCTCATCAATCAGCGGCTGATGAAGATGCGTAGCCGCATCGATGCCACGCTCACCTACCATAAGCTGGGCGCTGTGACCGGCAAAATCTACGATGCCGACGGCAGCAAGGTGCTACTGGATCTGTACCAGCGCTTTGACATCACCCAGCAAACCCATTCGTTCGCGCTCGGTACCGCGGCGACAAAGGTGCAAACCAAGATCCGCGAAGCGATGCGTAAGAGCGAAGATGCGCTGGCTGGCATTGCCGTAATTACTGGCTGGCTGGGCATCGTCGGGCGCGGATTCTACGACGCGTTCACCGCCCACGATAGCGTCGAGAAGGCGTTCGAGCGCTGGAACGACGGCCAATTTCTGCGTGACGACTTTCGCAAGGGCTTCACCTTCGGCGACGTGGTCTGGAAGGAGTACTACGGCAAGGTTGGCAGCATCAATTTCATCGATACCGATGTTGGCTACTTGATCCCGATACTTGCGGGCGAAAGTGTCTTTCAGACGCGCTTCGCCCCGGCAGACTATATGGAGACGGTCAACACCATCGGCTTGCCCTACTATGCCGCGCAGCAGCTGCTTGACTTCAACAAGGGCGTCGAGCTTGAAGCGCAGTCCAATCCGCTCACGATCTGCACCCGCCCACGCATTGTCATCAAGCTCACGAAGTAAATGAGCTGGGATCATCTGAACGCGCGGTTTGACCGGGCATTCGAACGGATCGGCGTGCGCGAGCAGATGTACCTCGTCCGGGAGGGAATGCCAAACCTTCCCTTTCTGGCCAGGTTCGACCGCCCGCAAGAGTACGTCCTGGAGGGCCTGGCGCACTCCACGGACTACTCCATTGAGTACACCACTTCGGACATTCCTCGCCTGACCGTGGGCAGCGTGCTGCTCATACAGGGGACGCAGTATCGCGTCAACAATGAGCCCAAGACGCAGGGCGACGGCTATTGGACGATTGCGACCCTGGAGGCGATTTCATGACGCACCTGCAAACCTACATCAAAGGGTTGATCGCGGCACTGCGGGCTACGCCAGGCTTCCCCGGAGACATTGAGGAGTCCCCTGTGCGGGCGATCTCCCGCGATAGGCCTCAAGTCCTCTCCATCCGACCGGGTGCAGAAGCCATTTCGGCTGATAGCCCCCATGATCGTTCCACCCGCGTGCGTGAGATCCATGTGGTTGTTCACACGGCAGGCGAGGATCAGGTCGATTTGGCTGAGGAAGTTTTCGAGGCTGCTCACCCGATCATCATGACGTTCGAGGCCGAAGATCTGGTTGCCATTGAGGAGCATTCAACAGATGAGCCAAAGTACGCGAACGGGGACCTCACCCGCCAGGTCGTGACTCGCCGGTATCGGTTCACATACCAGACCGGCGCGCACGCGTTATAGGACAAACACATGACCAAAACAGCAATTGATTCAAGGTCGCTGCCGGCGCTGCCCGCCACGTCGCCAACACCCCAGCCTGTGCGAGACCCCAATTGGGGACGCGGTGGCAGCTATGTGCGAAACCCCACCTCCGGCGCGCGCGTGCTGCGCGAACGCACAGACCAGTGCCCAGACTGCACCTTGACACCGACCTCTAAAGGGTAATCACCATGGCAAAATCCATCAAAAAAACACTGCTGCTGGCCAAGATCCAGGCGGCCGCCGGCACGGATGCATCCCCCACCGTTGCGGCAAATGCAATCTTGCTGCGCAATGTTACCGCCACACCGTTAAGCTCTGAATATGTCGAGCGCGCCCTGCTGCGTCCATACATGGGAAACGCCGGCCGCATTCCGACCACCCAATACGCGCAGATTGAAGGTGAGGTCGAGCTGGCAGGCGCCGGAACGGCGGGCGATGCACCCGCATGGGGGCCGCTGCTGCGCGGTTGCGGCTTTGCTGAGACCATTACTGCTGGCACGGACGTTCGATACACGCCAGTCTCGGACGATTTCGAGATGCTGACCTTGCACTACTATCTTGATGGCCTGTTTCACAAGATTCTGGATGCGCGCGGCACAGTCTCGTTCGACATCTCCGCCAAGGGCATCCCCTTTATGCGGTACCGGTTCATGGGAGCGTACTCGCCCATCACCGACCAAGCAAACCCGACCGGCGCTGATTACAGTGCGTTCCTGACGCCTTTGGGCGTCAATAAGGCGAACACCCCAAACTGGGAGCTTGGCAGCTATACCGGATGCTTGCAATCGCTCACGTTTGATGTGGCTAACCAGCTCGAATGGCGCTCCCTCATCAGCTGCGAAGGCGCGGAGATATCGGATCGCCAGCCTACCGGCAAGGTTGTCCTGCAGTTACCCGCAATCTCGCAGCTCGATTGGCCCACCATGGTCCTGAACGCAAGCGAGTCGGCGCTTTCCATCACGCACGGTAAGACTGCCGGCAACATCGTCACGGTGAACCTGCCCAAGGCGCAGCTGGCCAATCCGACCTATTCGGACGACAACAACACCGCCATGCTCAATCTCGACTTGAATGTCAATCCCGATCAGGGAAATGACGAAATCGAGATCATTGTCAAGTAATTCCCATAGGAATCATATAGTCATGGAATTTGTTCCCTCCAAGCGCCCAACCGTTTCATACCCCATCAGCGTGAGCATCTATGGTGAGGATGGCCAGCTTATCGAGATCGCGTTCGTTGCCCAGTATCGCCGCGCCACGCGCAAGGAACTGATCGATCTGAACGATGCGGCGGTCAATCAGGGCCTGAAGAACCTTGGCAGCCCGGTCGACGACGTTCGCGCCGACGGCTCCACCGTCCCTGCGTGGCCATATCCAGACGACGAGAGTTTTATCAAGGATCGTATGGTTGGGTGGACGGGCGTCACCAATGCCGCCAAGGAAGCGCTGGCGTTCAGCGAGCAAGCACTGTCTGAAGTGCTTGCTGACTATCCAGAGCTGATAGCCCCGCTTTTTCAGGGCTTTTTCAGCGCACACCAAGGCGCCCGCCAAAAAAACTGATTGAGGCCGCGAAGCACTGGGCCGGCGGCGGCAACCGAGATTCGGAAGACTTTCGGCCCGACGATACGGTGCTCGCGGCCATGCGCGCCGCCGGCGCGCCGTCCGACATCATCGAGGCAGCCACCGCTGCGACAGCGAGCCCGTCCAGCGCCGAGTTCGAGGTATGGCCTGAAAACTGGCAAACGCTGGAGATCTTCCTTGATCTGTCGTCATGTTGGACATGGCTTTCAGCCGGCCTGATCACACCAATCCGCATCGGCATTGCAGCCACTGAAATCGAGGCAACGCTGCGGCTTCACGGGCTTCGCGGCAAACGGCGGCGCAACCGCTATCAAGAAATCCGTCTGATGGAAGCGGCAGCATTAGAGGTACTGCGTAAATGAATAAACAAATAGGCGTCACGCTCACCGCAGATGCCGCAGGGCTGCAGCGCGGACTGTCGGCAGCGCAGGCTGCGACGACACAGTTTGCCCAGCAGACCGAGGCTTCGCTAAACAAGGCTTCCGCTGCCACAACCAGGTACGCGAAGTCGCAAAAGGAGATTGACGCGGCGCTGCGCGGCGTACCTGCTCAGATCACCGATATCATCACCTCGCTGCAGGGTGGGCAGCGCCCCATGACCGTGTTGCTGCAGCAAGGCGGCCAGCTTAAGGACATGTTCGGGGGCGTCGTCCCTGCCGCCCAGGCGCTGGGCAGCACGCTGGTGCGCATGATTAACCCAGTGACGCTCACGGTTGCAGCAGTCAGCGCGCTAGGAATCGCGTGGCTAAAGGGTGCCGAAGAGGCGCAACGATACCAGCAAGCCCTTATTATGACGGGCAACTATGCGGGCGTGACCATTGGCCAGATAAGCGAAATGGCCAGCCGCCTCGGCCAAACTGCCGGAACCACCTCGAAAGCGGCGGCCGCACTGGCCGAGATAGCGGGCTCAGGCAAAATCGCGCGAGCAGCGATGGAGGACGTTGGTCGCGCTGCTCTCGAACTACAAAAGACGGCCGGGCAATCAGTCGGCGAAACCATAAGCGAGTTCGAGAGCCTCGCGGAAGCTCCGGCGGCTGCCATCGTAAAGCTCAACGATAAGTACCACTTCCTCACGGTGTCCGTATACGAGCAAATCCGGGCGCTTGAGGAACAAGGGCGAACCCAAGATGCTGCTGCGCTAGCGCAGCAAACCTACGCGACTGCAGTGCGAGAGCGAACTGATGAGGTGAAGGCAAACCTCGGCACTCTGCAAACCGCATGGCGCGCCGTAGCTGGCGTCGCGAAGGAGGCTTGGGACGCTATGCTGGGCGTGGGTCGAGAAACCACGCCACAAGAGCGAATTGCTGAAATACAGAAAGAGCTTGACCAGATCGGTGGCTCATTCTTCCACTCCGCCCGAGCTGATCGCCTGCGCGCTCAGTTGGTGGGCCTACAGGATCTCGTGCGCTGGCAGAACGCGAGCGCACGCGCTCAAGCCGACGAGGCGCGCACCCAGCAGGAAGGAATTGCAGCGCAACGTGAGCTGAATACCCTGATTGAAAAGGGATTGAGCCGCCGAGAGCAACTAGCCAAGGCGCTTGAGGAGAATGAGCAGAGGATACAAAGAATCAGGGCAGCTGGAGGAGTAGTAACAGCCGAACAGGAAAAAGCCGCGCGCGCCGCCATTGAAAAGCAATATAAAGAAACCAAATCGACGGCCCCCCGAGACGACGCCTCGGCTCGCTTGCTGCAGCAGCTGCGCCAAAGCGAAACCGTTGCCCGCGCACAGCTTGACACCGAACAGAAACTGACCAAGGCGCAACAGCAGAAACTGGAATATGAGCGGCTGTTTGCCGACTTGAAGGTAAAGAAGGTTCTGACCGCCGATCAGAAGAACCTTTTGCAGAATGAAGCTCAGATCCGTGCCCAGCTTGATCGCAACGTCGCGGTCGAGAAGGAGCTTCGCCTGAAGCAAGAAATGGTCAAGGTCGATGCGCTGCGCAACTCCTTGTCCGCCACGCTTTCAGCCGACAGCCAGCAATACACCAACCAGCTGTCTGTCATGGGCCTGGGGCAGCGCGCCCAGGATGAAATGCGCGCTCGCCAGAAGCTTATTGACGATTACCAGCGCGACCTGAAGCGTGCATCGCAGGGGTATCTGGAAGGCAACATCAGCAACGAGACGTACCAGACACAGCTGACGCTCCTGCAGGACAACCTTGATGCGCGCATCGCCCTACAGCGCAAATACTATACCGAGTTGCATGCGCTGCAGGAGGACTGGCGCGTCGGCTCGATGTCCGCATTGGCAGACTACGCGGACGCGTCTCGCGATGCCGCCAGCCATGCCCAGTCGTTCTTTGCGAACGCATTCGATGGCATGAAATCTGCATTGGCCGATTTTGCCCTAAACGGAAAGGCCACATTTGGAGATTTCGCCAACAGTGTCATCAATGATCTGGCCCGAATCGCTATTCAGCAGAGCATCACAGGGCCGCTCGCCGGAGCCCTTGGGGGATTCATCGGAAAGCTATTCGGACCGCTAGCCGGCGTGTCCGTCTCGCCTACCTTGGATCTTGGGGCCAGCCTTGGCGGCGGCGCTGGCGCCAGCTTCGGTCCGATGTTGAGCCTAGACTCGGGAGGATTCACCGGCCCCGGTCCTCGCAATCAACTTGCTGGATATGTGCACAAGGGCGAAGGCGTCCTGAATCAGGACGAGATTCGGGCCCTTGGAGGCGAGGCGGGATTTAATGCCCTGCGGCAAGCGCTCCGAGGCCCTGGCCACGCGCTTGGCGGCATGGCCGGCAAGCCCCGAACAGCGTCCGCCGCAATTCCGCAGTTCACGCGGCAAACCTCTGAGCCCAATGTGTACGTCAACATCCAGGGCGCTCCATCACAACCCGAGCAGGTTCAGGCGCGGCGCAACCAGGACGGCAGCATGTCCATCGACGTTGTGTTCAAGCAGCTCGAGGACAGGCTCGCTGGCAACATGGCATCTGGCCGAGGGGCGCTCAGCAAAGCAACGCAACAACGATTCGGCCTTCGCCCACAGTTAGGTTAAGCATATGGCAATTCCTGTATGGCCTTCGGTTCTGCCGCTGGCGGACCTGTCACGCCAGCCTAAAGACCCGTTTTCCCGCACGCCTATGGAAAACGGCTTGGCGCTGCAGCGCAGCCGCTTCCGCGTATACCCAATCACGATGCAGGTCAATTTCATTATGAAGCCTGCGGAGTATGAGGCATACGCTCTCTTCGCGGAAAACGATCTGGAGCGCTGGGTCAAATGGTTCATGCTGAAAGTGCGCGACAAAACCGGCGTGCGTTATGCGCGTGTGCGATTCCTTGCTGCGCCGAAGGAGGAACTTATTGCGGCGTGGGGCTTGTGGCGGATTACGGCGCAGGTCGAAACCCTAAACATCGCCTTCCTGGTCACTGAGCAGGAAGAAAACATCGTCACAGAAACCGGCGACAAGATCATCGTAGGTTAAACATGAGCATACAGATATATCAAATGGCCCCTGCCCCAGACGGACTGGCCGGCGACGAGCTGGTACCTGTTTCACAAAACAAGCTTACGCGTGCCGTGCCAGTGAGTGCGATCCAGCAGGCGCCCATGGACGCCGCCGACGCCGCCGGCCTAGCCGCGCAGCAAGCCCAGGAGACTGCCGATGAGGCAGGCCTGGCTGCCGAGCAGGCCAATACAGACCTTGCCACCCACAAGACCAGCGGCGACCACGACGACCGGTACCTAAAGCTGGATCAGGTTGTGACAGCACCAGCGGTCGGCAAGACGCCCAAGGCAGGCGAGGCAGGAACAATCTCTCAGGCGTGGATCGACGGGCTGGTCAATGAACTCAAATACCTGCGCTCGGTGGCGGAGAATGTGGACTGGTCGTCGCCTATGCCGCTGTGGGCGGATGGACAGGATGGACTGTGGTACGACCTTCCTGATTTTTCCACCTTGTTCCAGGATGCCAATGGATTGACGCCTGTCACATCTTGGGACCAACCTGTGGGCCTCGGTTTGGACAAGCACCTTGGCTTGGTTCGCGGACCGGTACTGAACCCGACCCCCGGCCCGTTTGTCTCAATAGGCGAATGGAAAATGCAAGGCGGTACGCTTTCCGTGGTTGACGGCAAGCTACGTGGCACTGCAAATGAAGGCGTGGCCAGAGCATTCTATTTCGACCTACCAGTCACTATAGGGACAACTTATGAGGTCTCCATAGAAATCGATGTGGGCACCGCAACCGCGCCTAGCATCGCCTCGTGGATTGGAATAGATACCCCATCGTTGACATATTTCCCTGATACTGGCACGCGCCGAAAGCTCAAGATCATCGGTCGCGCAACGGGAGCTTCCATGCGCGTGCGGATATATCTTTCAACGGGTAGCTCGGTGGAAGGTGCATACATGGATGTGGTGTCAACTACTGTACGCGAGCTACCGGGGCATCATTTTTACCAGCCCACTACGACCGCCCGCTCGACGCTCAAGCAGGACGAATTCGGTAAATACTACCTAAAGCCGGACGGCACGGATGACTATTACAACATAAGCGGCAATTTAGATCTGAATACCAGTCTTATCGGCTTTGCTCACGGTGCGCTATCAGGTTCTAGCGCCCAGTCTCTGCTGTCAGCTAGCAGTGGGTCGGGATATCTGCGGAGCATCGGTGGTGAATTCGATCGATATACGTCAACCACAAGATTTCCGAGCAAAACTAGGCAATCGGTACTGCTTCAGCCGAATGGCTCCGGGCGGTATACGGTATTTGAGGACAGCACAGGGGCATCCGCATTATGTGGCCTGCACTCTGAGGGTGGACTGGGTGGGACACTATTCCTGGGCTCGTACCGTGGCGCATCCGCTATGTCTGCTACGCCGTTGTACGGGCTTATTGCACGCACTGGCGTATCCACGGAAGCCGAACGGCGACAAGTGCTGAAACTGCTGGATAACTATCTCGGCGAGGTGACCCGATGAACTACGTACACCGCTGCATGATCGTCCCTGTCGCATACGCGGAGGCCGCCCGCCAACTGGCTGCACTTGCTGCTGGCCCTGCTGGTGAAGGGATGTTTATCGTCCCGCTGTCTGCCGACGGCCAGGAGCCTGCAACCCACTACATCAGCGTCGGCCCGGTCGGTGAGGACATGGCTGTGCTGCTTGAGTCCGGGGATAACGTCTATGCGGCTATAGATGCCGCAACAGAGGGCAATTCGCCCTATACGCTTGAGCAGTGCCAAGCCCTCATCGACGCCTGCGACATATCCGAGGATGCCGCAGAGGTGGCGCTGGCGAGGCTGGGGCTGCAGGTTGTGCAGAGCGAGCCCCTGGCCTGACCGTTTCCTATCTTCCCCTATCGCCCCGCCTTTGAGCGGGGCTTTTTATTTGGTGAGTCATGAGTCTTGAGCAGGCACTGAAAGAGGCCTATGCCTCCGCGCCACAAGATCGGGTGATCTTCGACACGCTGGAAGTTCGACACCCCAACTTTATTGACGAATCTGGCCAGCCGACAGCCATCCGCGTCGTTATCGGCTACGAGGATATACATGCGCGCTTGGAAAGCGATGCTCCGCTGAATCCTGGCGAGTATGTGGATTTTATAGCGGGCGCATTTGGATTTGCTCTTCCAGGGTTCCGCGAAGACGAAGTGCCTCAAATGAAGATCACGCTTGACGGAGTGAGCCAGGAGGTCATTGGTCACATTGAAGCGGCGATGCAGGATCCGGTGCCGATAGAGGTCACGTACCGCCCCTACATCTCGACCGATCTGTCCGCTCCCCAAATGGATCCTCCAATCAACATGGAGCTGGCAGGAGTAAAGGTCCAGGGAATGCTCATCACCGGTACAGCAACGCTATCAGACGTTCACAACTGGCCATTCCCGGCAGAAAAGTACCTCCCATCCCGCTTTCCAGGGCTGATCAGATGACCCCTCAACAAGCCGACCAATACATCAATCTGCCCTGGCAGGCTGGCGCCAAAGGCCCCGATGCGTATGACTGCTGGGGTTTGCTACAGGAGGTCAGAAATCGGTATTTCGGCGTCAGCGTGCCAGATGTGCGGTTCGGCGACGCCGCTAGAGACCTGTATGAGCAAAAGCTCAGGAATGGCGACTGGGAGATCGTCCCTATTCCCGCGCACGGCGATGGCGTGCTGCTGCGAGACGGAAATCACCCTCATGTCGGCGTTTACCTCGATATCGATGGTGGCGGCATTCTGCACGCGCTGGAAGGGGTTGGAGTCACCTTCACCCGCCTGTCGCAACTTCGCATGATGGGTTTCTCGAATCCAAAATTCTATCGGATCCATGGCTAAAGTACTGATCTGTAAAAATCCGTTCCGGCCGCAACTTGACAGGGAAGCCGTTGCGGTGCGCGCCGGTACGCGCATAGACACCATGTTGCGCGCGCGCTCGCTTGTCGCAGGACGAGGCCGGGCCATGCGTCGAAATCAGCCCTTTGTTGTTCAGGTCAATGGCGAATACCTGTTGCAGGAACAGTGGGCCAAGCGCATCACGAATGAAGACGTGATCACCGTCGTATTGCTGCCCTTGGGTGGCGGCGGGTCCAATCCGCTGCAGATGGTGCTGCAGGTGGCTTTGATTGTCGCGGCCGTATACACCGGTGGTATCGCTGGCGGCGGGGCAATCGGCGCCCTTGCGTCCGCCGGAGTGATGATCGCCGGCGGTTTAGTAATGAGCGCGCTATTTCCGCCGCCCAAGCCCAACGCGCTGCAAGCGAACGAGCAGGTAAGCCCCACATACACCTTGAGCGCCCAGGGGAATACCGCCCGTCTCATGGAGGCAATTCCGGTTCTGTATGGTCGCTATCGGATCTATCCCGACTACGCGGCTCAGCCCTATACCGAGATTTCGAACAACGAGTCGCTTCTGTTTCAGCTGTTCTGCCTCGGCCAGGGCGAGATGGACACCGAAAAAATCATGATCGAGGATATCCCGATCACGAACTTTGCCGAAGTCGAATACCAGATTATCCCTCCTGGCCAGCATGTCACTCTCTTTCCAGATAATGTTGTCACCTCCGCCGCCGTCCAGGGTCTGGAGCTTAAGGGAGTGAATGAGGATGGCTACGCCGCAGTGGGCCCGTTTGTCGCAAATCCGGCCGGCACTAAAACTAATCGAATCGGGATCGATATCGTCCTGCCGCAGGGACTTTTCTACGCCAACGATGAAGGCGGCCTGGATAAGGTGACAGTCGGATGGCGCATCCAGGCACGCCAGATCGACGATAGTGGCTCGGCTATTGGGGGCTGGACGACGCTGGGCGAAGAAACGTTCGCCGCAGCGACCAATACGCCTCAGATGAAAAGCTATCGTTACACCGTAGCAGAAGGTCGTTACGAAGTGCGCGCCAACCGCACGACCTCCAAGTATACAGATGGGCGATACGGCAATCTGATCCAGTGGGCAGGCTTGCGCGCGTACCTGCCATCCCAGCGAGACTACGGCAATGTGACCATGCTCGCGGTAGCGATGCGTGCGACCAACAACCTGAACCAAAGCACGCAGCGCCGAATCAACGTGATCGCAACGCGCAAGCTGCGCACCTGGAATCCTGTTGATGGATGGTCTGCTAGCGCCGTTGCCACGCGCAACCCTGCGTGGGCATTTGCTGATGTGCTGGCCAACTCTACCTACGGCAAGGGGATGCGCGACAGCCGCATCAATCTGTCCGAGATATATCGGTTGGCGCAGGTCTGGCAGCAGCGCGGCGACACTTTCGACGGGGTTTTCGACACGACAGTGACGCTGTGGGCGGCGCTGTCACGGATTGCACGTGTCGGGCGCGCAATCCCCATGTATTACGCCGGTGTCGTGGATATTGTTCGCAACGAGCCCCGCACCCTGCCTGCCGGCATGTTGACACCCGGCAATATCGTCGAAGATACGTTCGGCATAGAGTATAAATTTGTAGAGCACGACAGCCCGGACCACATCATCGTCGAGATCATCAACGAAGATACCTGGCAACCCGACGAGGTCAAGTGCGTGCTGCCGGGCGGCACCGAACTGCGCCCCTATCGGACGCAGTTTCCAGGCATCGCAAATCGCGCGCAAGCATGGCGCGAGGGCATGAGCATGGCGGCGGCAAATCGCGATCAGCGTCGCATCGTGACGTGCTCAACCGAGCTCGAGGGCAATATCTACTCGTATCTGGATCTTGTTCCGGTATCTCATGACATACCGAAGTGGGGATTGTCTGGATTCATCGTCGATTACAACGAGCAAGAAAAGGTAATTCGTACCTCTGAGGCGCTCCAATGGTGGCCTGGGGAGAATCACTATATGGCCCTGCGCGCGCGGGACGGGTCTGCGCAAGGGCCTTTTCGCGTCGTGGCGGGCGACGATGCATACTCCGCTAAATTCGTGTCATCGGTGCCTGCATACGTCTCACTGGGCGACGATGAGGTGCCCACCCATTACCAATTCGGCCCTGGCGAGCGGCGCGCCCTGCTTGCGCAGGTTCGGGACGTTACGCCTGACGAAAACGGCAAGGTCACCCTTACGCTGGTCAACTATGCCGAATCCGTCCATACCGCTGAGCTTGGCGGATCGGTGCCTCCTCCTGCCCCGCCCTCTTTGCTGCCTGTCACACCCAATGCGCCGGTGGTGGATGAAGTCACCGTTTACGCCACTGCCATCACCGGCGAGCAGATGGTGTCTTGCACTCCCGCACGTGGCGCTCTGTACTATGAATTTGAGGCAAGCAGCGATCAGGGCGCGACGTGGACGCCGCTAGGCAGCAACACGTCGCCATCCTTGCGAATCCGGCTACCTGCCGGCCCTTGGTGGGTACGCGCCCGTGGCGTTGGCGCCATGCCTGGGCCATGGAAAACGTGGCAAGGCTTCATTTCGGCCACCATGCTGCCCCCTCCGGAACTGACGACATTCATTGCTGAAGGAGAAACGTTTGGCATTAAGCTGACTTGGGCGTGGCCATCAGCGATAGCTCTGAAGTATATCGAGATCTACGAATCGGAAACGCCGAACTTTAACAACGCAACCATACTGGGCCAGTTTGCATATCCGCATACGACGCACACAAAGCTGGGAATGTCCGCAGGCAAGGTCATGTACTTCTGGGCGCGCCTGCGTGATGAGGCCAATCAGCCAGGCCCCTGGTTTGGCGGCGAATCGGGAATACAGGCTCAGTCCAGCGCGGATGCCGACGAGATCCTAAGCTACCTCGGTGGAAAGATCGGCGAAGAGGAGCTTGCCCAGGATCTGGTTGAGCGGCTGGATGGGTTTGACGAGGATATCCTGCAGAACGCGCAAGCCATCATCGACGAGGCCCAGGCGCGTGCCAATGCCATTCAGGCCGAGGCCCAGGCGCGTATTGACGGGCTCCAGGCTGAGGCCCAGGCCCGCGCTGACGATCTGACCGCCGAAGCGCAGGCCCGAGGCGCGGCCATCACCCAGGAGAAAACCGAGCGCCAGACAGCAGACGACTCGCTATCCAATCGGATCGATACCAATACGGCAGCCATTGGCGACAATGCTGCCGCGATCCAGGATGAGGAAACGGCGCGCGTCAATGCGGTGAGCGCCGAAGCCAACGCTCGCGAGACCCTGGCCACGCAGATGAGAGGGAACTACACCGGCTCCGATCTGGCTCAGGTCACGACTGGCTTGCTAGCCGCCGAGAAGGCTGTCCGCTCTACACAATACGAAGGCCTAGCGCGGCAAATGACGCTGCTCTCGGCAGGGGTCGGCGAGCAGTTCGACTACGCCAAGATGTGGTACTTCACGGGCGGCTTGGACGGCTGGACGCGCGCGGAGCTGGTCGATGGCAGTTGGGTGCGGGTCATCTCGTCCTCCAGCTACATGCTTTCGCCCTCGAGCCTTGCCGTCAATGGTGCCGAATACACGCAGGCGCGGCTGCGTGTGCGCAAAGTGGGCAATCCCAATTGGGCGACGTTCATCGGGTTCTACGCGCCCGGTAACACCGGTTCGAACTACACCCGTTTTGACATTCCCGAGCCCGCGTGGAACGCCGACCAGATCGGCATGTGCGTGCTGGATCACACGTTCCAGGATGAGATCAACCAGATCATCATCGGCGGCCAGGGCTCAGCAACCGAGACGGACTATTTCCTGTTTGACTGGATCAGCGTAGGCCGCCCGGCGCCTGGCGCGTCCAGTGCCGCGCTTGCCAACGAGGCCCAGACGCGAGCCGCAGCGGATATTGCGGAGGCGATCCAGCGCGAGACCCTGAGTGTCAAGCTCACCGGCCTGGCTGACCCCTCAGATGCGGACCTGTCTGATCTGACCTCCGGCTTGCTTTATCAGGAGCGGCAGCTACGCGCAACGCAGGGTCAGGCCCTTGCGCAAGATCTGACCAATCTGGCCGCGACGGTGCAAGGCAAAGCCGACGCCTCCGCGCTGCAATCGCTCGATACACGGGTCACCGACGCAGAGGGTCAGCTCACGGCGCAGTCTCAGGCAATCACTGAACTAGACAGCGAGCTTGACGACAAGGCCGATGCTGCCGCCGTCAGTGGGCTGACCACGCGCGTCGAGGATGTCGAGGGCGACGTGACAGCCGTGGCTCAACAGATCACCGGCCTGGACGCCAAATACCAGGGCGAGCTCTACGGCCCGCACGCTGGCGACACGGACTGGACGGCGGGTAGCACAACGGTCTACGCCGGCACCCGCACGGTCATGTCTGTGGCAGCAAGCGATACGCAGGCCCTGACCCGCCGCGTCGAGACGCAACTGTCCCAGATAGACGATAGCGTGGCGCAGGTCGAGCAGGCCGCTGAAACCATCGTCGATATTGACAATGGTCTGAAAGCCACATGGAGCGTCAAAGCGCAGATCGCCACCGGCGGTCAGGTGTATATGGCCGGCATGGCGCTTGGTGCTTACGAGGTTCCAGGGCAGCCGGTGCAGACCAGCATCTACTTTACGGCTGGTCGGCTGGGCTTGCTGAATGTGGACAACGGCCAGATCACGACGCCGTTTGTCGTCCAAGGCGGCCAGACGTTTATCAGTCAGGCGTTGATCGGGACGGCGTGGATCAAGAGCGCCAATATCGAATCGCTCGATGCCTACAAGATTGAGTCCACCAACCTGGCAGCCAAGCTTGCGCAGCTCAACACGGCGTATGTCGGCTACGCCAACATTGAAAATCTGGCGGTTCGGACGGCGCATATTCAGGATCTCGCCGTCGACACGCTGAAGATCGGCAACAACGCTGTGACGATCAGCGCGGCAGCCAGCGGCACCGGCTCGGCGTCTGTCACGATCAACATCGGGTATGCGGCCTCTGTCGTGCTGATTGCGACGGTTAACGGGGGCACGGGACGCAGAAGCACCCAGGTACTTATGAATTCGAGCGTGGTGGGAACTGTGAACGACCCCGTGTTTGAAGATGACAGCGGGTTTTATCAGACCGGCGGCACGCAGGCCTTCCGTACCACGACAAGTGCCGCGAATCGCACGTTCAAGATCGAGCAAACCCCGGTCGGCTCAGCGCCTAATACCGTGGTCACACTCCTAGTTTTGGTGACGATGAAATGAGCGAAGCAAACGAGATCAAAACCAGCCTGTTCAGCCAGGCGGGAAAATTCATCCAGACGGCTGAGGGTGAGCTGGATCTGGTCATTCTGCCAACCGTCCAGGCGCTCAATGCTCGTTGGGCGGCTGGCGAGTATGACGACACCTACTACCTGACCTCAAACGGGGTCGAGCCTCGCCCGCCAAACCCTGCCCGGCTGGTTGGTAGTGATCTGCTTGACCTACCTTGCCCATGCACCATCACGATCAACGGTGTGGCCTACGCGTGCGAGGACGATCACGCCGAGCTGGAGTTCGATCAAGCCGGCACGTATCGGATTGTGGTCAGCAAATGGCCCTACCTTGACGCGGAGTTCGGTTATGAAAATCCGGCACAGTGAGCCCTACAAACCCTTGCGGGCGGCGGCATATCCCAAGATCTCAGACCAGCTCGATGCCGTGTTCAAGCTGGCCGAGCGCCTGCGCAATCAGGGCATGCATATGCCCGCCGACGTGGACGACTGGATAGACCAGTGCCGCGCCGTCAAAGACAAGTTTCCCAGCCGCCCTTGAGGCGGTTTTTCTATGGATGACATATGGCAAAGCAATCGATTGACCTTGACACGCCGCAACCGGGCGGTGGATTGGGCGACAACGCTCGCGTGGCATTTGAGAAATGCAACAACAATTTCGACGAGATCTATTCTCGGATCGGGTATTTCGGGGCAACCGCGCCAGAGGATACCTATCCGTTCATGCTCTGGTGTCGGACGAGTGACGAGAAGCTATTTCGACGCAACGCGGCGGACAATGCATGGATAGATCTGGGGCCGGCCTTCGATTTTATGTACGGCAGGAAAAATATCGTCGGCACGGTTTCCAGCAGCGCGGGCATACCCACCGGTGCGATTATCGAGTCAGGCAACAACGGCGGCACTCAGTGGTGGGTCAGGTGGGCCGATGGTACACAAATCCTTTGGCTTGATATTGCCGATGCGCAAGTCGCCATGGACAGCGCGTATGGCGGACAGCTCTATCTGGGTAGCTGGTCGTGGACATACTCCAAACCATTCATCGTGCCACCAAAAATTATAAACAGCACGTTCAAATGGTCTAACGGAGCAAGTTGGCCAGGGCCCCCATCAGGGGTTACAGCCAGTTCGGCTATATTGCGCGGGCTTGATATCGCAAGTCGTACCACCGGCGACACCTGGATTACGGCTATGGCCATAGGCCAGTGGAGTAACTAACATGCCAAGGGTTGGAATTTGACCCTCCCTCTCCGACCACAAGCAGGCTTTCTAGGTGAACCCCAATGGAGTCCGCATCAGTCGCGTTTCCCTTTCTTTCTGATCTGAGAAGGGGTTTGCCCAAAATAATCCTTGACTGCCGTTGCAAAGTTGGCGGCGCTCGAGTACCCAAGTTCGTCTGCGATGACCGCT